TCCTCAATCCACGATGCCGCAGGTTTCGTGGCGGCGATGTTGATCTTGTGTTCGCCGCTCGTGGTAATCACTGTCGCAAGCGGACGCAGGACGTTCTCTTCGCTGAGTACGTCGATGAGACGCTTGTCATATTCCTCTGGAACGAGATAACCGCCGCTGGCATCCGTCCCCTCCTGCAGGACGTTCTCCACCTGCCGGAAGTTCGTGCGAAGTGCCTTGAGCATTGCCGAGCGGTACGCCTCACTTGCACGTCCAGTCTTTTCAGAGGCGAATCCTGCGCCCGGCAGATTGGTAATCGCCGCCGTCACGGGCTTTGCAAGCTGTTCGTCAAGGATTGCCTGACGCTCCATGCGCTCGATGTCCTTGCCGAGTGCAAGCACCTCGTTCTCCATCTGCTCATACGTCTTGGCATCCTCTGCCGTAAGGCGGCCGTCCTTTTCGTGAGAATCCAGAAATTGCTTTGCCTGTTCCCACATTTCTGCACGCTTCTCGCGCATTGCCATGATCTTATCCATGTGTTTGTCCCTCCGTTAATGTGAAATAGAAAAGAGCCGCTTCTTAAACGGCTCTGCATCGACATTGTTTGCTTGTATCCCCTGCCCGAATTTCGAGAGCAGGGAGTTCGTGACGGCGGCACGGGAGAAAATCAGTCCATCTGCCACCTCGGTCACAGGACGCTGAACGTCCGCATAGAGAATGGAATCCGCAAATCCAAGCTCCACCGCTTTCTTTGCATTCATCCACGTTTCGGCATCCATCAGCCGTGAAATCTTCGCACGAGACAGCCCCGTCTTGATCTCATAAGCGTTGATGATGCTCTCCTTGATCTCGGCAAGGAAGGTGATCGTCCGCTCCATCTCGTGTGTATCTCCGATGGAAACGGTCATCGGGTTATGGATCATAATGGTGGCCACGGGCGACATCTCCACGGTCGATCCTGCCATTGCGACAACAGATGCGGCAGAAGCTGCAATCCCGTCAATCTTGACATTGACGTTTCCCTTATACTCCATCAGCATATTGTAGATCTGTGCCGCCGCATAACAGTCGCCTCCCGGTGAGTTGATCCAGAGGTCAATATCTCCCTCGGCGGAATTCAGCTCAGAACGGAACATCTGAGGTGTGACTTCATCGCCCCACCACGTCTCGTCCGAGATTTCACCATCCAGAAGCAAGATACGCTTCTCTCCCTCGTTCCGTACCCAGTTCCAAAATTTACGTTTCATTGAGTTCTCCCTTCTGCCTACCGGCAAATAGCCCCGCATCCTTTAGCTTCGTCATATTCCCGTTGATGAGGTACAAATCACCACCCTTGGTAGATTCAATCGGATTCATGTCCTCAAGACTGCGGATGTCGTTTGCGGAGAGCCATCCGTTCTGCCGCCCGACAGCATAGCCCTCCATGCGGCTCTTGTAGTCCCCACGCAGCAGCCCGTCCACGTTGAAGCGGATGAAGTAGTCCTTCCGCTCCTTGTCCGTCAGCAGTGCTTTCTGCAGCGACTGCTCCCATCGCATGACCCACGGATTCAAAGTGTATTTCACAAACTCCAAGGACTGCTGCTCGATGTTCGAAAACGAGGATTTCTCCAAGTCTCCGACCATATGCGGCGGTACACGGTAGAGCCGCGCAATCTCGTCGATCTGGAACTTCCTCGTCTCAAGGAACTGTGCCTCCTCGGGCGGTATGGCAATCTGCTGATACTTTACGCCTTCCTCGAGGACGGCGATCCTGCCCGTGTTCATCGTGCCACCGTAGACGGCGTGCCAGCTCTCTCGCAGCTTTGACGGGTCTTTGAGAACGCCCGGATGTTCGAGTACGCCGCCCGGACGCGCTCCGTTCTTGAAGAATGCCGCGCCATACTCTTCCGTTGCCAGAGCGATGCCGATGGCATTCTTTGCCATAGCGATAGGAGAATATCCCACAAGTCCGTCGAATCCAAGCCCCGGAATATGCAGCACATCCTCACGCCGCAGACGAATCTGCCCCTTATCTTTGAAGTTCGGATTCTCCTCCGTGCTTCTCGTATAGGTGTAGTAAAGCTCACCCGTGCGGCTGTCGCGGCTCACCTCCATCTTGTCCGGGAGGAGCGGATAGAGTCCGAGAACACGTCCTCTGCCGTCACGCAAAATTTGTGCATAGGCATTGCCCCATAGGAGGAGATGCGCCATAAGCGTCTCGCGGAATACGAAACTCGTCATCTCTGGGTTCGGCGCATCATGGAGCAGAAAGTACAGCGGATGCTCCGGCACGCGCTCTTTTCCCTGACCTTTGTAGGCGTAGACGTGGAGCGGCAATCCTGCGATGGATTCGGCAAGAATACGGACACAGGCATAGACTGCCGTTGTTTGCATCGCCGTCCACTCGTTGACCGCCTTGCCCGCTGCCGTCTGCCCAAACAAAAAGGACAAGCCTCCAAGATGATTCATGGGCTTGTCCCGCGAACGGAAGAGTTTGCTGAATAGGTTCATGAAAACCTCCATTTCAAAACACCCACACGCCACGACTCTCATACACCGATTCCGATGCATCATTCCCACACCGAATCGCACGATCGAGTGCCATGATAAGAGCAATTACGCCGTCGATCTTCTCGGTGGATTTCTCCTTATCTGCCTTGATGTTCCCTGCGGGATCGGTGCGAATGAAGATGTTGTCTGCCATCCAGCGCATGACGGGATGCCCGCCGTGCGCTATTTTCTTTTCCAGCGTCAGCTTCATCAACTCTTTGGTCGGCGGGCTCATATCCTTGAATCCCTGCCCGAACGGAACAACGGTGAATCCCATCCCCTCAAGGTTCTGCACCATCTGCACCGCGCCCCATCGGTCAAAGGCAATCTCGCGGATGTTGTACTTCTCGCCCAGTTTCTCAATGAACGCCTCGATGAATCCGTAGTGAACCACATTTCCCTCTGTGGTCATAAGAAAGCCCTGCTTCTCCCACACGTCGTACGGCACATGATCGCGGCGCACGCGAAGGTCAATGTTCTCCTCGGGAATCCAGAAGTACGGAAGCACGGCAAACGGCTCATCCTCCTCTGTCGGTGGAAACACCAGAATAAATGCCGTAATGTCCATCGTGGAGGAAAGGTCTAGTCCGCCGTAGCAGACGCGACCTTCCAAGGCTTCTGCATCCACGGGTATGGCACACGCATCCCATTTGTCCATCGGCATCCACCGCACGGACTGCTTCACCCACTGATTCAGACGCAACTGACGGAAACTGTTCTCCTCGGCGGGATTCTGCCGTGCAGAGTCACAGGCTGCCTGTACCTTGTCAATGCCGACCGTGATACCGAGCGATGGATTCGACCTCTTCCAGACCTCAGGATTTGTCCAGTCCTCATCCTCCTTCGCTCCATAGATCACGGGATAGAAGGTCGGGTCAATCTTTCGTCCTTCCAGAATGTCTTTCGCTTTCTGGTGCGTCTCGTAGCAGATGGACTGCGTATCCGTTCCTGCCGTGGTGATGAGGAAGTAGAGCGGCTGCATACGCGCATCGCCGGAGCCTTTCGTCATAACGTCAAAGAGCTTGCGGTTCGGCTGCGTGTGAAGTTCGTCGAATACCACGCCGTGAATGTTGAAGCCGTGTTTCGAGTATGCTTCTGCAGATAAGACTTGGTAGAAGCTGTTTGTCGGCAGATACACCATCCGCTTCTGGGAAGCGAGGATCTTCACCCGCTTACTGAGTGCGGGACACATCCGCACCATGTCTGCTGCGACCTCGAACACGATGCTCGCCTGTTGACGGTCAGCAGCGCAGCCGTAAACCTCAGCACGCTCCTCCCCATCGCCGCAGCAAAGGAGGAGTGCGACAGCGGCAGCGAGCTCGCTGTTGTGTGTTGGCACGAAGGATTCCCCTACCAGATAACAATGGCTTCTGCTGTCCACTTGAATGCACTGCATGGGGACGCACTCTTTGAGCGGTTCCATATCTGCCAGATAATGAAAACAGGAGCGAGTTTCTTTAACCCGCTCCCGTTTCCGGCAGATTTTCCGATGCAGTTTTGAAGTCGGCTGATCGTCAAATGTGGTGAATCGTATGATGTAGAGGGTTTCCCCTGTCGGCTTTCCGCATCGCGTAGACGGTGCTTCGGTCATGGCATTCTTGATGCCGAGACTCCACAAGAGTTCACGTACCGATTCCGCAAGCTGCTTGATGGTGCTGACGTAGACGCTCTGCGCCTTCCGATTCCCGATGCACCCGTCAGAATCCATCAGACCTTGCAAGAGTTCCCAACGCTGACGCTCCGAGGCTCTTAGATATGCGACTGGGATAACCTTATCTCGGAATGTCGGAACGAGGATGCTCTTTAGTTCCTCATAGTACACGCGCACACTTCCCGGCTGAGGAATGCTGTTGTATGGAGCATACGGCACATTCTGTGTGACCGCCTGTACGTCCTTATCGCAGATAGTAATTTCGGGCTTTGTGGCACATCCGTTGCCGAGCCAGTATCCGTAAAGATACGGATCAACAGGAAGATCGCACTTCGCAAGGTTCAGAGGCTTTGCCACAGGGATTCGGATAATGGAGCGACGTGCCTCCTTTTCGTTATCCCGATATTTTTCTCTGCGCTTCATTGTTCGGCTGTAGATTTCACCCGTTGTCCAAAGCACGGATCGCGGCTCGCCGATGATGTAATCCACATTCCAGAGATGCCGTTCCCCTGCCACGATGGACGATCCGTCGCGGAAGGTCAGCCGATAGGCTTGCTCCGTATCATCCACATCGCTTTTGGCGACAACACGGCAGGGCTGCCCGTTTTCATCAAAAACGGTATCTCCGACGCAAATATCGCCCATTGTGGTAAATCCCTCGGGGGTAGGGATTTTCGTATCAAGAGCAAGCTGTTTCCCTTGTTTCTTGGGAATCTCAACATACGCCGTGTTGAACTGCCGATACCCGTTCGGCTTCAAAATTCCAAAGATGTCTCGGATGATGCGCTCCTGCCAGTCGATGAGTTCGAAGGGCTTTCCTGCCCACGTCCCCTTCGTATGGCACAGGCACTCAATAAATCCCACAGCATAATCCGCAGCTGCTTTGTCATAGTGTGCGTCCTCTGCCGTGAACTGCGTCGGCTTGTAGTCCGTCAGTTTCCGCAAGCGATCACCCCCATCAAAAAAGCCGCTCAATAGCGGCAATACGAGAAGCAGCCCCGAAGGGCTGTTTTGTTGTTTGGCGCGGCTTAGATGCGCTTCATGCACCAAGCCATCGCGTGCCCGCCGTCCTCGAAAAGCTCCTTGGCGGCTTCGACAAGGTTCAAGCGGCATTCGATGTCCGCGAAGCCTGTCTCCTCCGGCGTTTCGACCATCTCATAAACGGCTGCGTGGAAGCCCCAACACTCCATCCCGACGACAAGGATCTGTTCGCCGTAGCGAAGGATCGCGCCGCTCGTTCCGAACCGCATCTCATCGAGATGTTCCATCGTGGTGGTCTTCGGCCATCTTGCTTCTGCGCTTTTCATTTTGTGTTCCTCGCTTTCTGTGTGTAGGTTGTTCCCTTCTTCATGTGTATATATCACTCTAAACGCAGAATATAGCAAGTCTTATTTCCGATAAATCACACTTATTTTTCGAGAGAAACACAGCCCCGAAAGGCTGTGCTGAATCGCTGAAATCATCGGCTATTTTTCTCCCGTGAGGATGAAGCGAATATATGCGGCGCGGTCTTCCTCGATGAAGCAGATGAGTTCGTAGAACCCCATCTCAAACGCCATGCGCTGAACACCGGGGATGTCGAACATATTCACTCGCCCGGAGTCGCGGATGTCCATGATCTGCGAGAAAACGGTCTCGTTCATGACCTGCCGCCTTTCTCTGCAATGCGGAAGGAGTCCACACCGGGGATAAGGCTGAGTGATGATCCTGTCTCCCATCGGACGAGAAGCTGTCCCGCATCGTCAACGCCCAGAATCTCGCCCATCGTTCCTGTCGGTGGGGCTTGCGGATCGTCCATCGCGAGGAGCTTCACCTTCGTCCCGCGCGGGTAGTATTTCCGAAGCGCCTCAATCCGCTCTTTACTCGGCATCTGCATGATATGCCGCCTCCTTCCGATGTCCGCTCTTGAACGCGCTGCTGCCCGTGAGGTTCTGCATGAGGATCTTGCGGCTCTCTTTGTAGGCATTGCCGATCATGCCAAGGCGCAGGAGGAAGCAGCGGAAGGCATACTTTTCGTTGTCCACAATCTTCTCCTTCGCCGTGACGCGCTTCTGCGTCCGTGCCATTTCGCAGAGCTTGCTGATGAATGTGGCATACGCCTTTGACGTTTCATCGGTGATCGTACCGTGCAGCCATGCGAAGGTGATGCGGTCATCGGTCAGCGTGTAGGTCGCTTCCCGAATGTCGAAGGCGTGACGAATGAGCCGCCCCTTGCTCAGAAGGAGCGCGTCCAGATTCTGCAGCGCCGTCTCCGTGAAGAGGCTGCGCGGGAGGCTGATGGAAAGGCTGTCCTCGTCTGGTTCTGCCATTACGTCCTCGCTCGGAGCAGGTTCTTCCGACGTTTCTGTTGGTGTCAGCTCGATCTCTGCCGTTTCTATTGCGGCGGGTTCATTCTCTGCCGTTTCCGTCTGAATCGGCTCGTCTGCCCCTGTATCTGCGCAGGAAGCCTCGTTCTCCCCGTCCTCGGCCGTGAAGCCCGCTTCGCGCAGTGCCGTGCGCACACGCGCAACGGTCGCTTCGTCAAGGGCATCGTCGAAGCAAAGGCTGCCGTCCTTCGCAATCTCGAATGCGTCGACCTTGTAGGAAAAGCTCGGTGCGCCGCAGTAGGCTGGCTTTTCGCCGACTGCCTTGCCGACCGTTGCGACCATCGCCTTGCGCTCTTCCTTTCGGATGTTGTAATGGACCTTCATGGTGATTACCTCCTTCATGTACTTTGGTCATTACATTCATCACTCACACGGGAAGAATTAGCAAGCAGAATCTGTTGTATACAGCGGCTCTAGCTTGTGACAACAGAGCAAACGACCATCATTTCGTTGCGGAGGATGCCGTCATACGTTCGAGCATCCTGCCTGTCATCCAGATTGCGCCCTCGATGACAAGCGGGAGGAAGATGCGATCGCGGAATCTGCACCATCCCGACTCCTTCTCGGCACTCTCTTTCAACGCCGCCGTGTATGCGGCAGATACTTCACGCGCCGCCGGGAGTCCCTTCTCATGCAGCCAGAAGATGGTCGCTTCCTTTGCCTCTGTCTGCACAAAGTCCCCGATATGGTTCTTCAGTTCGTTTTGAATGTATTCCAGTTTCATCTTCAACTCTCTCCTTCATAGTCCGTTACCCCACGCGCAATGGCGCGGGCAAATTCATCCTGCCGGCTGTTGAGCAGTTCTGCGTCACCCACATGGTCGATAAACGCAAGCTCCACGAGCACGGCGACCGCATCGGTGTTGCTCAGAACGTACAGACCGTTGACATTGGGCTTTGCCCCCTTCACGCCGCGATCCACAGTTCCGAGCGCATCCACAATCTGATTCTGAATGCACTGTGCCAGCTTCTCCCCCTCGCCGCTACTGTAGTAGTGCCAAACCTCTGTCCCCTGCGCCATGCCGTTACAGGCATTACAGTGGATGGAGATAAACACATCGGCACCCGCACGATTGGAAGACGAAACAACTTCATGGAGACTGTCAGACTGCAAGTTGACAACCACCTCAACACCTGCGGCGATAAGGTAGCCCGCAACAAGATCGGCGACATTCTTTGCCACATCACATTCCCGCAACCCATATCCGCACGCGCCGGGGTCTGGATTCCCGTCCGGGGCATGACCAGGATTCAAAAACACACGCATCACAATTCCTCCTTCGGCACATCCGCATACGGAATGCGCTCACCATCATGTTCCAAAAACACATCTTCGGCATTGCCGTCCTTGCTCTGGATGTACCGCTCAACGGCAACATCCACAAACTTCGGCTCAAGTTCCACACCATAGCAGATACGCCCCAACTGGTCGCAGGCGATCAGCGTTGATGCCGAGCCGAGGAATCCGTCGAGAACGATACCATTCGTCTGCGTACACTGCTTTATAAGGTACGCAATCAGCGGGACAGGCTTCGAGGACGGATGTCCGCAGCCGTCCTTCTTGGAATCCTTGATACGATCAAAAGAGAACACCGTAGTCTGCTTCTGATCGCCGTACCATCTGTGCCGCCCGTCCTTCCGCCAGCCCCAGATAATCGGCTCGTGAATGTACTTCCAATCCGTCCGTGTGAGCACGAGGCGGTCTTTCTTCCACACCAGACCTGCACCAACTTTAAAGCCCGCATCCTCATAAGCGTCATGAAAGATGCGGGCTTTTGCTGTTGCGTAGAAAACGTAGATGGAAGCGTCCGTTGCCATCGCCCAGTGGAATGCGGTAAAGGCAGATTTCAGGAAGTCGTAAGCGTCCTTGTCATTCAGATCGTCGTTCTTGATTTTCCCCGATGTGCTTTCAAGCTGGATCATGTATGGGGGATCCGTGCAGACTAGATTGACCTTCTCATTTCCGAGCAGTCGCTCGTATGTCCCCGACAACGTCGAATCTCCACAGATAACACGATGCTTGCCGAGATGCCATACATCGCCTGTTTTGGCGACACATGGCTTTTGCAGTTCTGCATCCACATCAAAGTCATCTTCCAGTGCTTCACCATCATCCAGTGAGAGCAGGTCTGCGATTTCAGCTTCGTCGAAGCCCGTGAGCGAGATATCGAAGTCCATCCCCTGCAAGGCTTCCATCTCGATGCGCAGCATATCTTCGTCCCATCCCGCATCAAGTGCGAAGCGGTTGTCCGCGAGGATATATGCCTTCTTCTGCGCTTCCGTGAGGTAATCCACGAATACGCACGGAACTTGCTCAATGTTCTCCTCTTTCGCGGCGAGGATTCTTCCATGCCCCGCTATGACGTTGAACTCCCGGTCGATGATGACGGGATTGACAAAACCGAACTCCCGCAAAGACGAACGCAGCTTGGTGATCTGCTCCTTCGAGTGGGTGCGGGCGTTATTCACATAAGGGACGAGCTTTCCGATGGGGACAAGCTGCATCTCGGATGTCATTTTTCCCAAGATATACACCTCCTGCAATAAAAAAGCGACCTACATCGCCAACTGTATCTTTTGAGCTGCGCCATCACCTATGAACAAATCACAGACTTCGTTATCTGATTTGCTAAATTGGTATAAGGGCGACATCTTTTCCAGACTTGAAATTCTGTCCATAAAGAAGGTTCAGGAACGCAATTCAGCTGTCCGGCAAACTGCCTGAATAAGCACTGCGCCCCGACATTGTACATTTGAGCGCAGGTAATTGCGTTATGTGATTTTCCGAGAATTATTTGCTGCCCGTTAAGGGTAATACTGGCTTCGTACATCCCGTGTTTGCGCTTTTTCACACCGATGTAACCAATCGTATTAGACGAGCGGATTCCCTTGTTGATACAATTCTGGTGCTGCGTCGCTACGCGCAGATTGCTCTTGCGGCAATCCAGTGGATTGCGGTTTATGTGGTCTACAACGAAAATATCATCCTCAACTCCTAAGAGCAGACGATGCAGTCGAAGCCGCCTGATCAGTTTTCCATGCGCCTTAATATCCGCAATAACATAATTACTGTCCGCTTTTTTATACCACCAATATCTCGACACAATATCCACATCTTCGGCATCAATGAGAAACTTATCCCCGCTCGGCAATGTTCCAACAGCCGTGCCGTCTTTGACTGCAAAATGAAACTCCGGCTTGCATTGACTGCATTTACCGGAGTTGGAATAATGCGTGATCTCGTATTGTGTGCGGAGGGAGATGCTGCCGCATCGCTTACATCTGCACCGATATTGAAAATGCCCCTTGTCATCCTGTTCGCTCTTTTCGAGAACTTCATAGTTTCCGTAAGTTTTCCCGACTAAATCCAATGTGCGTAATTGAGCCTTGATTTTATTGGCGCACCAGTGACATTTACATTCCTTGCGCTTAAAGGTCTCCGGAGATGTGTCGTATATTCTGCCACATCGACATTGGACACGAATGCGCCGTCCCCCGGAGGATGATTTGTTTCCTTCGCTCAATACAGTCAGCCAACCAAACTGCTGACCGGGCAAATAGAACTTTTTAATCTTTCCACTCATTTCATCCCCTCCTTGAACGAAGAAGCCGCTCCATCAAGTCATCCTGCGGCGAAACGCCCTTATATTCCGTTGAGCAGTTATCACGGACGATAGCGAATATCTCGTTCCACAGCCGATTGGTCTGCTTCATGTAGTTCTGACTCATGGCGACATAAGGAGACTGTATGGGCTGAGAGCTGATCGGATGCTTGCCCAGATAGCCGTATTTGCTGACCGCCTCCTCACAGTGAATCCAACGTGCCGCACTCACGGCATATCGCTCCAGGAGAGCAGGAGATACCAGTTCCGCACATCCGCGCTGCTTGAGCCACTCCCACGCTTCTTTGTAAAGTTCACTCGCGGAGAGCGTGGAGCCGTCACGCTGCGTAGCCGATAAAAACTCCTTGGGAGGCGGCATATCCACGCCCTCCGGCTCTGTGGCAATTTGCTCAAAGTCCAAGACCTTCAGCTTGCGCTTGCCGGGATTACCCTCGGTCACCTTTTCTGCCAAGGATTTTCTCGGTCTTCCTCCCGTGCCGGGCTGTGGTCCTCTAAGCCCCATACGTTTCCCCCCTTAAAACTTTTCAAAACTTTTTTGAGCATAAGTTTCAGCATTTGGACTGTTTTATCGAGCGGTTCAAATACTGTCGACCCCCGCTGTGCGTGGCTTCCCGCCGAGAATTACGCCGGCAAAACTTATCTTTCTAACTGGCCTAAAAGTTATGCGAATTTTTCTGTGCGCCCCCTCCCCGGTCCAGTAATGGCGCGGTTTTAGAGATTTGACCGCCCCCTGGGGGTCTAGCAGTCGCCACTGCCACGTTGATGAATCCGCTCATGACATGATGCGCAGAGCGACATCAAATTGCTCGCGTCATGCGTGCCCCCCTCAGAAATCGATCGGATGTGATGAACGAGAGACGCGAGGACGTATCTCCCCTGCTCCTTGCACATCTCACAGAGCGGATGCCCTGCCAAGTGACGGTCACGAATCCTGCGCCATGCGCTGCCATATCTCGCGTGCTGATCATACCCGCGCGTGAAGTGGTCATAGTGCCGCTGCATCATTTTCTCGTGCTCCTCACAATAGCAGCTTTTTCGGTCTGTAAGGTTCGGACATCCCATCATGCGCAGGGACGCTTCGGCTTTCTCGGCATCGCTTCATCTCCATCAAAAAAGCCCTCACGGAGAATTGCTTCTCCGAGAAGGCTGATTCCATATCCTATTCTTGCTGAGTCTATCATATCACTGTCAACCCTATGAACGCAACGTGAACCTTTGTGAACTTATGTGAACTCGGATGAACTCTGCTGTCTTTTTTCCAAAATTTTTTCAACTTCATCCAGAGCCTTGGCATGAATCTTGTGTACCCATCGAATGCTGACGCTCATATCCGCTGCAATATCTTCCCACGATTTGAAGCTGTGGTAGCGACGCTCTAGCACCATCTGAGCGTTTTCATCCGCGACCTGCCAGATCGTATTCATGATCTCGAGTTTCAGACTGATCAGACGGTCGATGTCTGCATTGATCTCGTCTTCCGTGTCGGTCAGCCGAGCAATGATGGTTTCCATCCGCTGATTGTTCGGGCTTGGACTCTTTGGCATGCCGTTGATGACGGCGCTCACATTTGTTACCATGTCACGCAGCCGCGACACATGGGCGACCTTATCATTGATGCGTCGGTCAATGTTCCATGCCCGACTGAGATATTCCTTTGCCGTCACACAAATTCCCCCTCCAACTTTTCAAGTAGCCACTCTCCATCTATGCGCGTCAGCTGGCCGAACCATGCGGAACGAAAGAACCGCTCTGTCTCAGAGCGCATCGCTGTCGCTGCAACATTCTCTGCGTCTTTGGCAAGAGCCGCCCGCGCCCACCGATAATCCTTTGCCGCCTGTTCGACGATGGCGTTTGCCAGAATCTCATAGTTCATGATGTTACCTCCGCTTTGACGGCTTCAATCAGTGCCGTCTGGGTCTTGTCCTTCCGCTTCAAAGCACGGAGGATTATCTCGTCAATCGTCCCCTCGGCGATGATGTGCTGCACCACCACGGTCTTTGCACTCTGTCCCTGCCGATACAGACGCGCCACGGTCTGTTGGTAGAGCTCCAAGCTCCATGTGATGCCGAACCACACCAAGGTCGAACCGCCGCTCTGAAGGTTCAGCCCATGTCCCGCACTCGCAGGATGGATGAGCGCGACTGGTATTTCGCCACGATTCCATCGGGCGATTGCGTCATCCGTATCCAGTCGGACGCACGGCACGCGCTCCTCAATGCGCTCTGCATCATGTCGGAACCAATACGCAACGAGGAGCGGTTTGCTGTTCATACTCTCAACGATGTCTTCCAAGGCATCGAGCTTGCGGTCATGTATATGCAGCGTAGCTCCATCGTCGGTGTAAACTGCACCGTTTGCCATCTGGGCGAGTTTCCCGGACAGGACACCGGCATTTGCCGCCGTCACCTCGTCGCCTTTCAGTTGGAGGACAAGCTGCTCGCACATCGCAGCATACATCTTTCGTTCAGTATCGCTCATCTTCACCGTGTACTCACTCTCGATCAGCTCGGGCATTCTCAGATGATCGGCGGCTTCCATGGAGATGGTTATGTCAGCAATCTTCTCGTAGATCCGCTCCTCGGCTCCGGTCAAGGGAACGTAGGAGAAGACCACCTGTCCGCTGCGCTTATCCGGTTTGAAGTAATCTTGCCGATACTTCGTAATGAACCGTCCCAAACGCTGTCCCATGTCGAGCACCTTGAACTCTGCGAACAAGTCCATCAAGCCGTTGCCGGATGGCGTTCCCGTAAGACCTATGACTCTCTTTGCCAAGGGGCGAACCTTCATAAGTGCCTTGAAGCGTTTACTGCTCCAATTCTTGAACGAGGAGAGTTCATCAATCACGATGGCATCGTAGGTGAAGTCTGTTTTCTCGACGAGCCACGGAACGTTCTCGCGGTTGATGATGTAGAGGGAGACTTGCTGCCGAAGTGCATGAAGGCGCTCTTTCTCCGTCCCGACCACCACGGAATAGCGAAGATGCTTCAAATGCTCCCACTTTCCGATCTCCTGCGGCCATGTATTCCGTGCCACACGGAGCGGCGCGATGACAAGGACTCTGGAAATCTCAAATCGGTCAAACAACAGTTCATTGAGTGCCGTGAGGGTAATCACCGTTTTTCCAAGTCCCATATCGAGGAGTACGGCGGCAGTTTTATGGCTTTCAATAAAGTCGATGGCGTACTGCTGATAATCATGCGGTATGAACTTCATAGGGCATCACCTCCAATCTCAACCGAATTCATTACCGAAACACTTCCTGCAGCACATCCACATGATAGGTGTTCACCATGCCATATTTGGCATCGTACTCCTTGCCGATGTGGTAGCCCTGCTTTCTGGACATTGCCGAGGCTTTGCGTCCGAGTCTTGCGGCGCCATCTCGGCTCACGCCCCGGATTCCCGTGAGATTGGCATAGCCGATAATTGTGTAGTGGTGCTGGTCGATGGTCATCTGCTTGGACTCGACCTCAAGAAGCCGCTCGTCCACCTTGTCAATCCGTGCATTTGCCGCCTTGATCGCCTTTGCCTGCTCCACCATTCGTTGTGCACTGTAGAGGAGGAATTCCTCGGGTGTCATGTTCTTCGCAACTTTGAAGTAACTGTCTTCGAGCTGTTCAAATACATCCCACGCCCGCTCCGTCCCAAGCATCTTGCTGTGACGGGCTGCGCCTCTCTCCGTCCAGAGATACAGATGACGTGTTTTCGGGGAAATTTGCAGTTCGATATTTTCGACCTGCAAGCGGAAGGTCTGTAAATCCTGCCCTTCCAGAACAAAGAAGTGCTTTCCCGCAATAAACCGCACACGGTTGTTGCTGAAGTTCTGCTGAATCTGCTTCGGAGCGCATCCATACGCCTCGGCAAGCTGCTCCGTGGTCATGACACGGATGCTGTTATGTTCCAATACCGTAAGTTCATTCATGGTCAATTTCCTCCAATACGCTGTCAATTTGATTTATCTCGTCAATCACAAACACCTTGAATCCAAGCCGCTGAAGCAGCCTGTGCCGTGCCAGCTGAAGTGGTCTCGGTGTTCTTCCCGGTGCTTTTAGTTCCACAAATCCCATTCTGCCACGAGGCAGAAGCACCAGTCGGTCAGGCATTCCATCAAATCCCGGTGAGGTAAACTTGGGTGCGATGCCGCCCATTGCCTTGGTTCTTGCTGCGAGTTCCTTCTCAATGTCTTTTTCCCGCATCTTGTTCTCCTGTTCCGCACTCCGTTCCATGTGCTTGTTCCGTCCTTCCATCCAGTCATAGCAAGGCTTCCGATAGTTTTCGGAACAACGATGCACAGGAAATTTTGCTTTACGCGCGTATGTGTATACCCGCGCGCTCACTATTTATTTTTTATATATTTTATTTAATATATAAATATTGTTCCCTTGTACCGAAGCCTTATAGAGCAAGGCTTTGAACGTGGAACAACTGCGGCACAAGTCACAAGCGGCTGTAAATTCTCTGCTTGCCATAGATCGGGATGCGTCTCGGCTCGGGCAGTTTCTGCCATTCGGGGATCTTTGCCATAATGGCAGCGATGGCATAGCTGTCGATGGGACGCAGATCCTCTTTCCGTCTGCCGAAACACTCACACCAGATCTCCATATTGCTGACGGTCTGCCGCTTTTCTGTCCCTCGTGCGGAAAGATCGTCGCCGCTCAGGAAGTCCCGCCGTTCATAAAGTCCCATCTGATTCCAGTTGGCAGGCAGAAGTTCATCCAGATAGAGCCGCACCAATCCTTCACGCTCATCCTGCTCCGTAACGGCATCCTGCTCGGCTTTCGCCACGGACTCCAACTCTGCGTCAAGGTAGAGGGATTCCCCGGCATCGTATCTTGCGCCTGCCTCTGCCCAAATCTGCTTGATCTCCTCCAAAGAGAGATCCCACGGCTTCCTTTTCCCGCCCGGTGTCTTGACCGTCCAAAAGCGTCGGTTGCCCGTACCGTCACGGAGATATGCTCCCTCGCAGTTGGTTGTGCCAAAGAAAATGCACTGCCTCGGATGCGGGGTAACACGCCGCCCGAAACTGGCTCTGTATTTATCATCCTGCCGCGAAATGAACGCCTTGACCTTGTCGATGTCGGCTTTCCGCATGCCCGCAAGTTCTCCGATTTCCATGATCCAGTAACCTTGGAGTTTTTCGGCTGCGGTCTTGTCGTTCATGTCGGTCAGAGACAGGCTGTCGGAATACCACTCGCCGCCCAGAAGTGCCACGATTGTAGATTTACCGATTCCCTGCGGTCCGTTCAGGACGAGAATGTTGTCGAACTTGATGCCGGGTTTCCGCACTCTTGCAACAGCGGCACAGAGCGTCTTTCTGGTAACCGCCCGTACATAGGCATTATCCGGCGCTCCAAGATAATCAATGAGCAGGGTGTCCAGACGCGGGACTTTATCCCACGGCGGCAGACTGTCTAAAAACTCACGGATGGGGTGATAGGAACGATCATCGGCGACCTTGGTCACGCCAATCTCATAGTTCCGCGCCGAGAAAGTACCGTAGTGATCGTCTACATAGCAGATGAGCTGCGCGTCATCCGCATCCCGCCAGAACCTCCCCGGATGCTTCCACGGGACTTCTCCCCGAATTTCCATATTGTCCGCCAGTTGGTTGAATACGATCCCCTTCAAGACCGAATCATGCTCCATGATGAGTTTCAAATTGCGCAGGGAGTTGACCAGTACGCCGTTCTTGTCACGAACGAGTGCCGTCTCCCAATCACTGCCCTCAAAATCCTGTGCCGCCGTCTCCCTCCGCTCGGCGAGGAGCAAGGAGGAAACGAGTTCATCGCGACTGGCAAGTTCTGCCATCGCCGCAAAGGACTTCTTGGAGTCATCGTCACCGAACTTATGGATTCGAACGAGGTCAAATGCGTTCAGGAGTTTTTCAGAGGCAGGATCGGTTGCATGATGCGAGTATGCGAATTTGCCGTCATAGACGACCACACCCGCCGTTCCTTCGCCGGGGATGTAGTCATAACGCCCATCTACCGCCGACGGTGTATAGACATCGGAGAGATGTTTCTCAATGACTTCCTCGATGCTGTAGGCACGACAGAAGGCTCCGACGATGCCACTTTTCTGAAGCGGATCTGCCTGTGTGCTGACACTGTGCTTTACGGCTTCGGACTGGCGGGAAGATACCGGCCATTGCATCACATCCCGCCAATCATCATATTTGGCAAGATAGGCATCCACATCCAGCGGATCGCCGTCCTGCTCCTCAAATATGAACTCACCGTTGGATGAGCAGGAAGCCCAGTACATCATGCGGTTTGCCTGATAGGTGGAGTCATCGAAATACTCCATGCCGATCTGTTTTGCGACCATACGCATGAATGGTGCATATTCTTCCTCACTGACTTCGCGGGAGAACGGCATCACGAGACGATACCGCTGATGCTGCAATGTATGGCTGTGTGTGGAGTAGATGAAGAAACGTACGCCCGCAAGCACGGACAATGCTTTACCGAGAAAATCCTCCCCTTCGGGAATGTGATCAGCATCGAGCGCACCACACTCCCTGCTGATGACATGACCTTTCTTCCGAATGCCGCCTCTCAGCCAGCCGCCGACAAAGCCACCCTGGTCTTTGGCAATATCCCGCTGTGCCTTCGGCAGTTTCGGATACTCTTCCACGGTTTCCGAGGTACGGATGGGATGACGGTTGCGCTCTTTGATGTCCTCCCAGCTCATTTCTTTGTTTTTGTACCGCTTATCGGTATTACGATTACAGACCGCGATTTTCATGGAGCAAGCACCTCCTCGCATTTTGTTGTGAAATAATGTACGTTCTTCCGCAGCCTCCCGGCATGAGCAATCTCCGTTTCCATGCCCTCGGTGACTCGCTCGCCAAACACCCAGACCTCGCCGCACAGCCTCATGAGCTCGAAGTTCATGGACATCGCCTTCCCACGCTCGTCGATCTCTGACAGGAACTGCGGAAAGTACAGGTGCGGCGCAAGAGGAATGCGCCCCCTGCCCACAGCAAACTTGCAGTACTGCCGCGCCCGCATGACGTTGACGCGCGGATTGTCCCGATAGGGAGAGCAGATATAGGTAAACTGATTTTGTCGGAATACCTTGGTAAGAGCGACATACGCCGTTGGGTCGGCGTAGCCCTCGTGGTTTCTTCTCTCAATCATTTCTCGCACCTCATCTTCCTGCTGCATTCCGTGCAGCAGATCGACGTGCCAAAGAGGTCGAACTCCGCATCGCCGAAGAACTCATTGAGATCAACAGGCACTTCCGCTCCGCAGCGCGGACAGTGACAGAAGACATTCTCATCGTTGATTTCCACCGTGACCTCCAGAGCGTCATTGATGTTTTCCTTAACATAGAACATAAGATTTCCTCCCTTTGAAAACTGGTTAATCCCTGCAGGGCAGATCGCCCCCATCCGCTATCAGAGCAGATGGGGATTGCGCCCTCTAAGTGGTAGCCACGGGAAAGAGTCAAAAGGGACGTTTTTCAAAAATTTCCCTGAGTTTTTTCTCAGCCCGCTGCAGACGGTGATTCACAGTATTTGGCTTCTGCCCGATGGATGAGGCATATTCGATGCAGCTCATGCCATCAAGATGGATGGCAATAATCATCTCGGCATAGTCGGGTTTGAGTACAGCACGGATTTTCGCCCGAACCTCCTCGTCTTCCCATTTCTGCTCACACATAATCTCGTCCTTACGGAAGACACGATCATCGATCACTTCGCTCATGAGCGGCTCAGATGCATCCCGTTCGTCCACGCCGTCCTCCGACTTGGCTTTGGATTCGCCACGATGACGGTCCAACTGATGCCAGTTGTTGTAATCCGGCCTGTTGAACTGTTCATCAAAGGCTGACTGCAGTTGTTTCCGCTTCTCCTCATCGGTAAGACCGGCACTGCTGCCAAGCGACAGGCTGACCCATAACTGGTCGGCAGCCGCCGTATCAAGCTCCAAATACTGAAAACGATTCTCATAAATTACTCTAATTCTCATTGTTTCGCATTCCTTTCGTTCTTGACGAACGGCGGGATGCAAAACTACGCACGGGCTTTGGTGTCCGAAGAGAGCGCACGAAAGCGCGGTAGGTGCGTACGGGATTCTGGCAGCCTTATGTTCTGCCAGAATCCCTGTTTGCATCCCGCCGTCTTATGGCCATCTCAGACAATAGGTTGATACATTCAAAGAAACTGGATTTGATTCTTCTTACCACCACCTTTAAAATCTTTCCCTACATGAAACGGACAGCTCGACTGGTTTTGGTCACCACTTATGAAGAAACTGTTCCGGGTATTTTCAGCAGAGGAAGATCTTCCTCTTAATATCCCACTGGACACATTTGGGCGTGGCGGCCGAACTTTTTAGAAATATTTCCATGAACACAGAAAGGCTGGATGACGATAAAGCTCTCGCTTTACCCTCATCCGGCCATTCGGTAGCTCATAGCGGCTCCATTGCTCGGTATGTTGGTGTTATGTTCAGACTGCCCGTCGCCTCGGTAACGGACGGCGTCCCGAATAGTTGAGTTTCACGATATTACGACAGTTGGGGCACTTAAGTTCCAAATTTACATTGCCACTTGCATCAATATCTGCTGCTCTTTTCCCGCAAATGGGACACTTGAGCCGCGCCATAGCATTACGATTCATGATGAAATCTCCTCTCACCTATCAGACATGCGGAAGAACTCAGACAGTCGCTCAACACCGGCTTCTTCTTCGATTTTCCTGCATATCTCCGGGTTGCTCTCCAAGAACTCATGTACGCGCTGATACCAGATGTTGTACTCCGAAGCAATCGATTCATGCTCGAAGGAATCATCCGCTTTTTGTGCATCAAATGCATTCTTGGCGTGGACATACCTGAGAATAGCATCATGCACCCGTTTTTTGGCATGAACATCAAATTTCTTCAACATTTGCGCCAGTACATCGAAGTAATCTTCCTGCGATACAACATCCTCCAACACCTCATCGATGGTTTTTCCCTCAATATCGATCTCGCGCTCCTTTCCCCGAAGCCCATACGAGCGATGTCCATCTTCATGTCTGACAACCATGTCACCTATGCCGATGTTCATGTCGAGCGCCAATGAGTTGTTGCGAAACATCTCTAAATTGCGGCTTAATTCAGAGACTTGAACTGCGGTAGGATATTTTACAGCCGCCGCTACGGCTGCGAGCCACTCATCCATTGTGACCTCATCGGTTTCATCGCTGATACAGGGCTGCATAATTAAAGGTTTCAGACAATTAAAAAGCAAAATCGACATCAGGGACTTGTCGGTATCCACATTGCCGTTGAACCAATTGGCAATGATGTTATCCTCATCGCCACTGACAGCTGCGATGAGAATGTTACGTATAATGGGAGCGTCCGTAGATGGGACGACATTGTTTCCTTGGTGTTTGAACTCCGACTTGTCACAAAGAACGAGTTCCTGCTGAAGCTTCATGTACTTGTTACGCAGTAACCGCGTTTTTGCCTCGCTGTAGTTCTCCCAACCGTAATGTTTGATGACATCCCTATAAATGTCCGATACCTTAACCATGAAAATCGCCTTCCTTTCGTTTGATGGTGCTAGTTTAACATTCCCTACCCTCTGCGTCGAGGAAATCAAATCGCTGCTTTTAATTCCGCAGGTGTATGTGACAGATCGACTGCATACGCCACGCTCCTTTCATTTACGAAAAAAGACCGAGATAGAATGATAGATACGTACCTCAATATTAGGTACTCACTATGATCTACCCCGGCCTGTTACGCCTTCGAACTGCACGGCAGGTAAATGATATGTTCTCCGCAAGCCTGTCCCATACGCCTTTGATGGGAACCCAGCTTAAAAATTCACAACGTATGACGGCAACTTCTTCATAGAAGTCATTTGGAGCATTTCGTCAAGATAAGTGTACCCAACCACGGTTTTATTTTCACCGCTCCCCTTCACATATGTAAGGGCAATTTTTTGGTTCACGATTGCCAGTTCACCTTGCGGTTTCTTCAGTCCATGCGTTGTGTATAACATTCCCTCGGCAGTCATAAATCGCCTCCTAACCCAAAGTCATCAATATCAAACAAACCGTCTTCATTATCCAAGGCCCCATCCTCTACCGAAACAGTAAAGAACTTGTCCATAATCTTCCCCTCTTGACGTGGGAAGATAAACTCGTCTGTCACTTTGAGCTTGTTGACATCAACAAGCAACAACGATACATCGTTCCGAAACTTCTGTTCACCGTATTCGGTTACGATATCCTCGAAAAAATCCCTGTCCAGTACAATGAATGAAAATCGTTGGGGCACTTCCTCCGGGTGAAAATATCCGATACTCGCATAACGGGCAAGACGATCAAAAAATCTGCGACGATTCATCATATTGTTGCGGCGTTTGGTAAGCTGTTCATCCGCATCTTCTCCATCTCTACGAGGTATAAAATGTGATGCCGGAATAATATCCAATGCCCACAGACCATTTTCACCAAACGACTCGCTTTCGCACAGGATATCGGGCATATACCCCATCGTCTTTGAAAGGCGAAGTTTCTTATGGTGATATACCGCCGCATTTACTCTGAGTGTTATTTCAGATGTAATAAGGTCGGTCACAGCAAGTTCCTGAAAACGCTGTTCGTTGATGCGAACACGCCCCACCGGCACCATGCCATTCGCGTCCATAAGGGCATCTAACGAAAGTCCGCTGCTCTGATCCGCATGCTGAAATATAGCCAACATTAAGGCCTCGGAACTTCCCCCAAGCATTTTTTTATTGGCAATCCTCGAAAGGGTAGACGGATTTACATTACACTCTTCGGCGAACTGCTTCATCGTTCTGCCCGAGCCTTTTGCTGCCTCGAGATACTGTGCAAGTCGCTCCTTGTCTACCGGCTTTCCGCGCGTATATCCAGTCCCCATATAACCACACCCTTTCGTGCGAATAGATTTATTGTAATTGATATTATACGCAATCACATATCAATCGTCAAGCATTTTATTTGCATTTTTTGATAAAAATATAGATTTTTTGACTCGAATCGTTACCCTTACTCTCCAGGAATAATCTCCTTATGAAATCAACCGCCACAGAACTCCTTTCTGAAAAGACACAATCATACAAATTTGGCGAGAATTACTTCTTTCGTCTTATTGGAACAATGTCCTTGTAAGAATCTATCGATTCATGTCATCATCAATTTGCTTTGATCATTTTCATGTATGGATATTGTTTCAAGGAGGACAACGCGGATGAGAAAGACCTTGCCCGAAAGATCACGAGTTGGATCACCCTCAGTGTTTTTTCGATGCAGCCCATACTCACCTTTGCCGCAGAAATCCTCCCGGACACCTCCGCTCCGATCTCTCAGCAGCCGCTGGTGATGGAGACGGCGAGCGGTCATCCTCTCGTACAGATCGCACCCCCGTCTGCGGGCGGCGTGTCAATGAATCTCTATACGTTTTTTAACGTACCCGAACGCGGTGCGATCCTCAACAACAGCTACAATCTCTCCAATGCGGAACTTGCGGGCTACGTGCAGGGAAATCCGAGCCTCATGGGCGGTGCTGCACGTATCATCGTCAATGAAGTCACAAGTGCAAATCCATCCGAACTGCGCGGCTTTTTAGAGGTCGCAGGTGACAGAGCCGGTGTCGTTATTGCCAATCCGAACGGGATTTTGGCAGATGGTGCCGGCTTTTTGAATACGGCAAGGGTAACACTTGCCACAGGACGTACTGCGATGGATGCCGCAGGAAACCTCGCTGCGCTGCGCATCGACGACGGCAAAGTCGTCATTACAGGAAAGGGCCTGAGTGCAAAGGGCGTAGATTCTGCCGAACTCTATGCACGCGCCATCGAAATCAACGCCGGACTTTGGGCAGAGCATGCAAAGATTGTCACAGGTGTGAACACCATCGGCTATACGGATGGAGAAATCTCGCCCATCACTGCGGACAGCAACACCCCCTCCTACGCCCTCGATCTTTCGGCAATCGGCGGTATGTATGCAAATCGGATTGCACTGGTTGGAACGGAAAAAGGGCTCGGTGTCAATCTCGAAGGTCAGATCACGAGCACACAGGCGACCTCCCTCGATGTGAACGGGAACCTCAAGACCTCCGGCAATCTCTATTCGGACGGAACAACTTCCATCCGCGCAAAAGAAGCAGCAAACAACGGAACGATCTACAGTGTTGCAGATACCGCTGTATCCGCGACAGCACTTCAAAATGACGGAAAGATTATCAGCGGTGCAAATACTGCGCTCCAAGCGGATACAATCACCAACCGTGGAACGCTTGGGAGCAGCATCGCCCCCTCCGGTGCGGCAAATGCAAACGGCGTGTTGACAATCAACGCAAAAACTCTTGTCAACTCTGACGCAAATATCCTCAGTGGAAACGACATCTCCATTACGGCAGACAATATTCATACCCAAAACGGTACGATTGCAGGAAACGGAGATATTTCAGTTGCGGCAGCGCAGCGTCTGGATATTGAAAAGGCAACCTTGCAGAGCGGCAGGAACTTCTCTATACAGGCAGATTCGATGCCGCTTACGGGGAATATTTCCAGCGGCAAAGATTTATCCGTTACACTGAATAGCGATCTGACAAATACCACCGCTGCGGATTCCTTTGGAAATCTCCATACCGGCGGCAATCTCACGGCAGAGGTCAATGGGGCTGTATTCAATAGGAAGAACCTCGAAGCAGACGGCACACTCACACTCACAGCAACGGGAAATCTCACACAGACAAACGAGGGCAAAATCTCCGGACAGAACCTGAACCTCACGGCAGCAGATATACACAATCAAAACCTCATTCAGGCGGACAAGCGTACCAATATCGCTGCTGTACGACTAAAAAATGATGCCACGGGCAAAATCTACGGCGATACGGTTTCCATCCAAGCAGAGCACGTCATAAACGAGAAGAACGCGCCCCTTGAATCCCGCCTCGCCGATGAGATGGCTGTCTTAAAGCAAAAAACAGACCAACTGGAAGCGGCACACCGCGTCGATGTGACAAGATTTACCTCATGTGGCGAGGTGGATGCTTACAAGGCGAATATTCGTCATGCAGAAAATGCCTACGATACGCAACAGACCATCGTAAACGGAATCAAGGCAGAGCTGGAGCAGCTTCCTTCGGGTGTCATCGCTGCGAGAAATGGTCTGTCTGTCACTGCAGATACCATTCGCAATTCGGGAAACGCACTCCTATACGCCGGCAGGGATATGGATCTTTCTGCCACGGAGGGACTGACGAATCGTGGCGCACGCATTGAGGCACAGGGCAGTATTCGTATTACTGCACCTGTGACGAAGAATGAGAATGCAGCATTTTCTGCAAAACGTATCATTACCCAGACACGAACCAATCCGATGAAGATCCGTATTGATGACGACGGACATCCGGAATACGGCATGGTATTCCCTGCCGATGAGTTCTCCAATCTCTGGAACAAGCATGGTGCATATCACAGCCGCGCCGGACAGAAAGAAATTCTGGATTTGGCGGTTTATCAAAAAATCGAGCAGATCAGCGCAGAAGAAATTGCTGCGGGGGAGCCTCTTATTCCCGAAAATCTGATTGGAACGTATGCCTCGAACTACAGTTATGACGATCCGATCTTTCAACGATTTAACATCACCCCGATGCAGACGGATCGTCCAAAACAAGATGCTGCTGCACAAGCTGCATGGGATGCGCAGTATTTGCAGCTCATTGAAGAACTCAACGTAAAGATCCGTGCGTACAACGCCGAGAATGAGGCGTACAACAGTCAGTTTGCTTCTGCTGCCGGACACAAGATCAAACGTCACACTTTTATCAATACAACATCGCAGATTTCAAAGGAGTCTGTCACCTCATCACTCCCCGGTGCAATTCATGCGGGCGGCAATATCCTCTTAAACAGTGCTCTGGAAAACGAAGACAGCAATATCGTTGCGGGTGGGACACTCCATGCAACAGGAGCAATAAAAGCGGACGCATTAAAACAGCAGGAACTTTCCGTTACATTTGGTACGACACAGTTTACTTGGACGGAAAAACGCCGCTGGTATCAAAGACCGCGCTACCGTCGAAAATATGGTGATGTCGTCTTTATGACGCCTGAAATCACAAAGAGCAACACCTCCCCCATTGGGATTCAGACCTATGAGGGCGGAAGCGCCGTCCCCGTCGATCGGACAGATATTACAAACGCACAGAGAGAGCGCGTGCAAAATGCCCTCCGTCTTACCCCTAATTTTGATACAATCTAACGATGCACCCCCTATACCCGTTTAACGATGCACCCCCTTGCACCCCCCTGCCTATCGTTAAGCGAGTATGCCTTGGAAGCCGCATGGAACAAGGCTTCTCGGCATAGCAAAAGGGGGTGCAAATGCACCCCCTTGGTCGAGATTTTGCACACCCCTGCCCCAAAAACTGGACATGGAAATCTAAAAACGATTCCATGATCCCCTGGAAGATGAAGTACAAGGAGCATCTCCTTATCCTTCTGAAAAGACACAATCATACAAATTCGGCGAGAATTACTTCTTTCATCTCGTTGAAATAATATCCTTGTAGGAATTCATTGATTCGTGTTATCATTGCTTTGTTATATGGTGTAGGGACATAGTTTCAAGGAGGCTACTGCAGATGAGGAAGAACGATCTCGTGCGGAAAATCACAAGTTGGATGACACTGGGGGTTTTTGCTGTACAACCAACGCTCGTCTTTGCCGCCGACATCGTTGCCGATGCCTCTGCTCCCGAAGCGCAGCGTCCCTATGTGACGGAAACGGCAAACGGGATTCCTCTCGTACAGATCGCACGCCCCGACGGCAATGATGTCTCCGTGAACCACTACGAGGCATTCAGCGTCCCGGAGCGTGGTGCCATCCTCAACAACGCCTTTCTCTTTTCGAATACACAGCTTGCCGGATACATCGAGGGCAATCCGAACCTCAGCGGAGGACCCGCCCGCATCATCGTGAACGAGGTCATGAGCGAGCGTCCCTCGGAGCTGCGCGGCTTCCTTGAAGTGGCGAGCACAAAAGCCGACGTCATCATTGCAAATCCAAATGGGATTTACGCTGATGGTGCCGGCTTTTTGAATACCTCCCGTGCCATTCTTGCCGCAGGACGCACGGAGC